CAACTGACAGCATTTTGTAGGGCAGTCCTTGTGACCTTCGCTGGATCAATAATTCCTGCTTTAAATAGATCAACCATCGTATTATCTCTAAAATTCCATCCCATCCCTTCTTCTTCTTGTAGAATGTCCTTGATAATAATATCTGCTGATACACCAGCGTTGTCCGCCATCTGCCTGATCGGAGCCTCACAAGCACGCTGAATAATCATAGCGGCTAAATCTTCTGTATCGCTATCAAGTGTTCTTGCTGCTCTCAAAAGAGAGGAGCCTCCACCGCCGATGATGCCCTCTTCTTGTGCTGACTTTACTGCTTCCAAAGCATCTTCAATACGATGCTTACGTTCGGTCATCTCCACCTCGGTAGAGCCACCGACACGAATAACAGCAACACCAGAAGACAAGCGAACAATACGATCCTGGTGAACAACACACTTCTGCATGGACTCTTCTTGTTCAATCATAGACTTCAAGGTAACAATCTGCTCTTCAATAGCATCAAAATCCCCACAGCCACCTACAATAGTGGTATGATACTTGTTGCTCTCAACAGACTTGGCAGTCCCAAGATGCTCCATCTGAACTTCTTGTAACTTAATACCACTCTCGCGAGTGACAAAAGTAGCACCAACGGAGAGAGCCAAATCGTGAAGAAGGTTTCTACGCTCTTCACCATAAAGGGGAGCCTTGATAGCGGCAACCTTCATAGAGCCACGCATCGTATTGGCGATAAGAGCAGCAAGTGCTTGCCCCTCAACATCCTCTGCTACAATAATAAGTGGTCGTCCTTCTCTTGCGATCATTTTTAGAATAGGAAGGATCTGCTCTACTGTGCTAATCTTATAATCAGTAACAAAAAACAATGGCTCATCGTGATACATCATTGCTCTGCGCTCATCATTAATGAAAGCACTAGCACAGAATCCTGCTGGAAGTCTAAACCCTTCGGTAACATCCAAAGAAGTATCTAAAGACCTGGACTCCTCAATAGTAATGGCTCCATCTTGACCAACACGGTCAACAGCCATAGCAATTAGATCACCAATACTTGAATCATTGTTGGCTGAAATAGTTGCGATGTGTTTAATATCTTCGATGCTTGTAACTGGTCTAGACTTCTCTTTTATCATTTCAATCACAGAAGCTGTAGCAGCGGTCAAGGAGCGTTGCAATTCCGTAGGGGATACACCAGCCAGGATATATTTTTGTGACTCTTGTAGCACCGCTCTAGCCAGCACAGTAGCCGTCGTAGTTCCGTCTCCGGCATCATTATTAGTTTCAATTGCTGCCTGACGAATAACAAGAGCACCAGCATTCTCAAACGGATCATCAAGAGCAACAAAATGGGCTACTGTAACTCCGTCTTTTGTAATGAATGGTGCCTTATCTTTTTCTTGTAATAAAACGTTTCGTCCTTTAGGTCCGAGTGTTGAAGCGACGTTATCTGCTAATACGTTCGCTCCTCTGATAATCTTTTGTTGAAGTAGTTCTTTGCTTTCATACTCTCTAGTCATTAATACCTCATGGTTATTATGTTATAATTATACACACGGATGAGTGAAAAGTCAAGGGCTATTTGTCGTATTTTGGATTTTTCTCCAATAAATCACGAATCTGTTCTGCGTCTTGTTGTCCTTTTTCATTTGCGGTCATAGCTGTGGATCTGCGGGACTCTGTATAGTAGCGACCAATGTTTTCTGTTAATTGTTGGGTATTCTCTAAAAGAATTTGCATTTCCTCGCCTAATATATCGCTATAAATTTTTGCCAATTCATCAATATTCTTTTGAGACAAGTCTAATTCACCATAAGACTTTAATTGTAAAATATCTTCTGCACCAACCATCTGCGCTCTACTGATCTCCCATTGAGGTCCGCCTTTGGCTTCAGTGATAAGCTGCTGTTCATTAAGAATTGATAACTTTTCTCGAAGATGGAAACATTCGCGCTGAAGCTTTGGATCTGCCAAAGCTTGTCTAATTTTTCTAATATCAGCGGTTTGAGCCTTCTTTTGTCTAATTGCCTCAAGCTCTTCGTCGCTCAATTCCTCTTCCTCTGCTGGTGCATCTGGATCATATTTTCCACTGACAACATCATGCATAATACCTTTTGCGGTATATCCTGAAAGATTAGTGAATAAGTCAGCAATACCGCCGGGAATAGATAGTCCGGCTGGAGTTCCGTCCCATTCTTGAATGGCGTTTTTTAATTGCTTAGTTGTAATTTTCCTACCATTAAATCTGCCTGCCAACAAATGTCCATTATTGGTAGCGATTAAGGCGTCAATTAAATTATCTCTTGAAAATTCAAAATCAAAAATAAAAAGTTGCTCCACGCGATCACCGATAACGTTTTTATAGGCGATTAAATAGGCAATCTTCTGCTCGCCACGCACAAAAAGATAATCAGATAAGTTTGTAAAGCTACCCTTAATTCCCGTTTTAGGGCTAAGCAACTTAAGGCTAACTGGGGCGCCCTCTTTACCCGGCAATTCAGCAAAAGCAACAAAATCTTCGATAGGCAAAGTGCCACGAACACGACCAGTGATCTGCTTTCCGCCAACCAGAGAAGCCATGAAAGCTTCAAAAACAAAACCGGCAGAACTCTCACTAAAATCATTTAGTGTTGCTTGAAGAGCTTCTGTAACCATCATCATATTTAAAATAACGTTTGGAGATCTTCTGCGCTTTGCGCTTTCAGGTGTTAGAAACTTGTTAACATCAGCGATTCTATCTTTAATGGAGGCGCCTCCACGAATAACAGAAAAAATTCTATTAATTTGCTCCCTGGACATTGATTTAGGATCTCCCCAAGCCTCTGTAGGGGTTAAGGTAGGCAACTTAAATGTATAACTAAATCTCTTTTCTTTTTGTTCAACAATTGGCTCAACTTTAGGCAAATTCATCAGCTCTTCAATCATCTCTATGATCAAATCTTTAGTAACTTTAGATTTCTTTTTATTATACTCTTCTTTAAGAATCTTTTTCAAATCAGACATTTTTTTACCTCAAACAATAATGTCAGCAATACCATGTTTCACTGCCTCTTCTGCAGATAAATAGATGTTTACTTTTTGTTCCAGCAACTTTTTCATCTGTTTTTTAGTCATATTGGTTTCCTCGACTAATCTATCAATGTAAAGCTCTTGTAGATCCTGGATAGCCTCCATCTCATTAATCAAGTTAGGTAGTGAGCCATGATTTCCGGCGATCACAGAGTGAATCATTACACGACAATTACGACCAATCTTTCTTTTACCCTTAGTTCCGGCAGCAAGAATAAGAACACCAGCAGACATAACTTTGCCCATACCAATAGTCACGATGTCTGTGTCTTCTTCAACAATCTTCATCATATCATAAAGTGCAAACATATCGTCGGCAGAGCCACCATAAGTCGAAAGATAAAATTCTATGTCTCTTTTCTTTTCTGGGTCTTGTTCCAGTTTATTCATCTCATTCATATAAAGCAAACCATGAATAATCTCTGTAATTTTCTCATCCACAACTTCACTAAACAGTCCCACGACCCTAAGATCGGGCTCAGCGGAAGCTTCTGTGTTCATTAAAACAATTTTATTTTCTTGTTGCTCTGGCTGTCGCTGCCCAATCAGAAGCCTTTTAATAAGTTCTTTAATCATGATTTACCCTTTTTTGTTAAAAATTCAAATACAGTTTTTCGATTACTATTGAGAAATTTCATGGCGCCCTCCCAGTTATCATAATCAACCACCTCGCTAAAATAAGATCCATGAATATCTATAATACGCTCAACTGATTTTCTTTTTAGTAGTTCAATTTCTTTTTCATGTCGCTCTTCAAAGGCAACAATTTTATCTTTAGTTTCTTCGCTTTCCTTCATTCGCAGAATACAATAATTCTTTGCATATGTAAAGTCCTCTAAACTTCTTGCAATAATAAATAGGCTGATAACCTGAGATACTCGCAATAATTGGAGGCTTTTTCTAACAGATCTTAAAAAATAAAAAGTTTGACACGTAGAATAACCAAAAATAAAAAATAAAATGTAGAAAAGCCAAGGGTGTTCCATTATACCTCTAACAAAAAAACCATCAGAGTTTCCCCTGATGGTTAATTATAACATCTCGTAAAGATTCTGTCAAGAGTTTATTTATTAGCTAGCCTGTTAAATATGCGCTCAGTGAGGGCATCAATGTTTGTGGCTTTCTTATTCTCAGCCACAAGGCGCTTAGCAACGCGGGCAGCAATACGATTGACGCGAGCCTCCATCATGTCGCGCATTCCTGGCTCCTCATCGTCCATACCCATATCCATGTCACCCTCTGGGGCATCCAGATCCAAGTCCATCATGTCAGCCGCTTCGTCATCACCTCCCTCGTCGGCATCCAAGTCATCACCCTCAATGTCCACTTCTTGTCCAAGAGTATCTTCAAGAGCAGCCTCAAGAGCGGAAAAGAACTCACCAATATCAACCTTCTTCATACCAACATCGGCACCCATATCCATCTCTGGCTCATCCATTGGATCTTCTGCAGGCTTATCCATCTCTGGCTCATCCATTGGATCTTCCATCTCTAACTCAGTAACAGTATCCTCTACTGATTCTGCGGCAAGCTCTTCTTCCACTTGCTCATCCATATCCTCTTCATAGTCGCGCTTTCCAGCTGCTTTGTAATCGGAGACACCATACATCTCTTCAAGACGCTGATCGCCAACTGGTTTAATATTGGCGAGCTTCATGAAACGACGGATCTCGGATTCGTTTAAAAGTGTTTTACGAGCCATTATAATTCTCCTTAAAAAATAAACTCAAATGTAAATAGTAAAATTATTAGATAAATACCTAAAAAGTTAAATTGTTTTTATTAATGTGTTTTCTTATTTTTTTAAGAGCGCTTGTTTCTATCTGCTTAACTCGCGCATAAGAAATACCCATTCGCTCTGCAATCTGCCTTAAAGTCATAGGTCCATTAATATAAATAGATATAAGGGAACAATTATGCTCCTTTTTATATTCTATCCAATGTTTACATTCTTTCTGTTCACAAGAAGTAGCTGTATCCATACATTTTGTAGAACATTCTCTCATAGGTCTGGGAACTCCTGCTCAATCATATCAAAGATATCCTCAACATCACCTTCAGAAAGTCCGTAGTCTTTTAAGTTTTGTTGTCCTTGTCTTTGTGCTTTTTCCGCTTTATCTTTTTTAGTTTTGCTAGTAAGCGCAATTTCATTCGTAAATTCAACAATTCTTGGATCGTCATTGATAAGCCCTGAAATAATGTGACGAAAGAAAGCAGCTTGTGTAAGTCGTAGATACTTTAGTTTTAATACCATCTGTGCGTGTCTATGGTCGTTTTCCATAAACACAACACGTTTTTCCATCTGTCCATAGTTATCAGCCATCACCACTTCCTGTTTACGATGTGTGTTTGACTCTCGATAAGTCCGGCAGATGTTTGACAAATAAACCTAGAAAGAACATAAAGATCAGTAAGATCTCTTGCTCCTGAATAACTAAATCCAGAGCGAATACCTCTTTCAAGGTCCGCTAAAACATTCTTTACTGGTCCACGGCAAGGGATACGGGAGGTCACACCCTCATAAGAGTTATAGGTGCCCTTCCAGTCTACTTGTGCTTCCTTGCTTGCCATTCCCCTGTAAACCTTCCACAGACGACCGTCAGGGTCCTCTAGCGTCTTCCCTGGTGCTTCCTCAGTTCCACCCAACAAAGAACCACACATCACAGCATCGGCGCCGGCAGCAAGTAATTTTACGATATCACCGCTAGTCCTAATACCACCATCGGCAATAAGAGCAACACTGTACTCAGAGGCAACCGGGACACAATCTAACACAGATTGGAATGTGGGAATGCCGTGACCCGTTTGGATCCTAGTAGAACAGATAGAGCCACCACCAATACCTACACGAATACTATTGGCTCCCCACTCTGACAGATCTCGGAATGCTTCTGCGGTTGCTACATTGCCTGCCATGATGTGAGGCTCGTCGCCAAGAGTATCACGGATGGCTTTGACGGCATCCCTAACCTTTGTATGGTGTCCGTGAGCAACATCAATACAAAGAGCCTTCGCACCAGCATAATAAGACGCCTGTGCTCTGTCAAGAAAGTCTCCTGAGACACCAACAGCGGCACCTACATTACAACCTTTCTTTACACAATAATCTACCCACTTGATCTGTTCTTCAATAGAAGCATAACGATGAAGGATGCCAAGACCACCAGCCTTGCCCATCTCAACAGCCATCTCTGGTCCAGTAACTGTATCCATCGGAGATGAAACAATAGGGAGTTCCAGCAGTAAATCAAGTGATAGTTCAGTTGAGATGTCTATTTCAGATCTTGAATTGATAGATGAGAATCTTGGTTCAAGAAGAACATCATCAAGAGAAAGAGTTTTCTTATACATTACATCTTCTCCTTGTTGATAAATTCTCTCATGCCATCAAACGTATACCAAGTTTTTTTATCTGGCTTGTTCGGCTCTGGCATTAATCTAATCTTAGGTGCCTTGCCATCATTCTGAATAAAAACAATGGTTGGTATGCCCTCAAAGTCTAAAATGTTTTCAATTTCCGGATAATCAGCAATATTAAATGCGAAGAAAAAAACATCATCGAATTCATCTGAAAGTGAGGAATAACTTTCCTTTAACGAATGACAATAATGACAAGCGTTGCCATAAATTTTAATTACGGCAGCGAAGGGCTCCTTTGTATCGCCACTCAAAAACTTTTGAAAAGCACCTTTACTAATTCTGCTAACCATTGCTGTTCTCCTTTATAACCTCTTGGGTTGTTCTGATGCACTCTGGGCAGAAAAGACTAACCCTTTCACCCATAACGACCACCTTCCAAGAGAATACCATATCCTTACTTTGCTTGTCAAATGTTTTTTCGCAAGCAGAACATTGTTTAGGTAACTTATTAAACATAGCAATCTTATCAGTCATCGCTTGTTCTGGATCACCTTTGCGACGGCGGGCTGCGGCGGCTCTTCTCTCTTTTCTATTCATTTGCTTTCATCATCCCCATAGCAGGGAAACCTGAATCCTCACCATTAAATACAACAACAGCAGAAGGGAAAGGAGCAGAGTTACTACCATTTCCAAACTTCAAGCGACCCTTCACAAAGTAAATAGCCTGCGCTCTCATAACATAGTCATGCCAGTATCGTGTATCAGTTCGAGCGGGGATGAGAGCTACAACAGTAGTATCATCTTTCTGTGCCTCCTCGTAAGCTTTCTTGATCCAATCCTTAATGACACGACCATAAGGAGGATTCATAAATACTAGATGCCCTCCCCAATCTTGTGTTAACCCATCATCCTCTTCGGTAAAATGATGGCGGACCTTGTAGTTTGAAGCATTAGAGCAAGGATCAAGAGTAAAGGTTCCAAACTTATCTTCTAGTCTATGAAAGAAATGCTGTGGAGTTCCCCATTCCAAATCCTTAGAACTAAACATAGTTTCGCGTGTAGATTTATCCATCAGTGCTCCCGAGTGCTCCATCTCCACGACTACTAATTGTCATGGGATAATTATAAAGGTTTTCGTTTTCGGTTTGACGAGCCCGAAAATGAACAACAGGAATCAAAACAACTTGTGCGATCTTAGTTCCTGGGTCAATTAGCTGTACTTTATTACCTACATTGTGAAGATTTACAAACACTTCTCCATCATAACCAGAATCAACAACACAGGCTCCCACAAGAAGAGAGCGCTTTGCTGCGTTACCAGAACGATTCTTTACCTCAAGCATATATCCATGAGGGACTCCAAATTTGAGACCAGTTTGAAAAAGCGCAGTGTCTCCTGGCTTAAGATAGATCCCCTCTCCGTCAGATGGGCAGAAGAAGACATCTAGACCTGCATCTGAGGGATTAGCCCTCTCTGGTGTAATTACATTATCACGAGTTTTAAAATATTCAATAATCATTCAACCCTCTTGGTTTCCGGTGATGGTGTTATAGCTTTCAAGTAATTTATCAATATCGACATTGCCTTTAAGCAAACGGTAGGCTTTTACCGCAGCACGAATTTCATCTGTGTCAAGCCATCCGTTGTCTTTAAACTCCTTACGAAGCTCTTTCTTTTGCTCCTTATAGGGCTCCATCGCTTGCTCAATGGCACCGAGAGAACGAATGTATTGTCTAATATACTCTTGCTTTTGTTCGGACATAGTAACTCCTTTGATTACTTTATAATCATACCAAATGCGATAATTAAAGTCAAATAAATTCTGGTGAGTCAGAGAAGAAAATTTCCTCTACACAAGATGGAACAGTCTCACGAAGATAATTCTTAATCGTTTTCTCATCTTTGAAAGAAACATTAGGATTATTAATACCCCAGCGAGTAACTTCCCTCAAAACATCCATCTTGTTAAAGATCAGCTTATTTACACCATTCATAAGGATAGCCTGATTAAGTTGCTGCATGTTTAGCCAATTACATTGACGAACGCGACCAGTGGTAGCCCCAAACTCTGCGCCAGCCTGTTGAATGCGACTGAACATGGGATTATTTGGCTGAAATTTCTTCTTGCCAACATAGGTCTCATAAATTTTTGCTACACCCCAAACGTTGCGCAAAGAGCGAGGATTAACGCCATTAAGAAGGGCTGCAGCTACCCCACAATGACTGGAGGTCACGTAAGGGTAATCACCCCAATCCGGATCAAGCCAGAAGCCTTGTGCCCCCTCCATAAGGATTACAGGCTCTACATCACTGTTGTGCAGTTCTTCATAAACATCCACAAGGAATGGCTTGAGAAAATCGATATCGCTAGCGCGGACACCAGTCCT